CAATGCTTTTAATTCAGCGCCTTGTATATCTAAAACAAGATAGTTAATGTTTTCTATTTGTCCTAAAAAATTGCCTATAAGATTTTCTAAAGTTGTAGTGCTGCAATTTAAAACATTTTGATTAAAGTCAATGTTTTCATAAAGTTGTAAATGTTTTTTAGGTGTTAATAAACTGCTGCTTTCCCCATTGTTATTTGCCAAATACATTGAATCATTAGCTTTAATTTTATCTGATATTGCTGCGTGTATAATTGTTTCCCCATTTGGAAACTTTAAATTAGTATTAGGCTCAATCCATAGCCTATTCTCAATCCCGTGTTCTAAATAAAGTGGTAATTCTTGACAAGTATTAGCACCAACGTGAATAACTCCTTTTGGCTTGACTAATTTTGTTAAGTTGGTAAAGTTTATGTTCATTATGCTATTGTTATTATTTGGCCGTTATAAAGAGTTGAGTGAGGCTTAAGTGCGTTATACCATACGTTTACATCATTTACAAAAATAAAGTCATTTGGATAGCGTTTATGCAATTCGGCTATAAATTGACCATCGTTTTCATAGTCGGCACTCCAAACCATATCTTTAAGAAATGAGCCGTGAACAAAAAGTTGAGCTATGTCGCATCTTGCAGGCAGACAATTTTCGGGATGAGCGTTTAATCGTTTGATTCCTTTTGTGTGCCAGATTTGCCCAAACATAATTATCTTAGGCATACTTGTAATTTCCATTAACTTTTCGATTACACTTACTTGTATAAGATTATCGTTATCCAGCCAATGAACCCAAACATCCTTATCTGCGTAAATGTTTGTATATTTTTGTCTTACGTTTCTTCCACTTGGCGCTTCGCCTTGTTCGTGGATTAATTCAATATCTATATCTCCAAATCCTTTACCATCTTTAATATAATCTATTTTGTCTAAATGATTAAATAATAAGATAGAATCTTCTAAATTTGTGAACCACATTCTCTGTATCGGCTCAAATTCCCAAATGTGTGTGGGTACTATTATTTTTAATTCCATAGCTTAAAATTGACTTGTTTCTCCTTCTTTCAACTCCCCTAAATGTTCAGCGATTAAATCTAATCTACCCCACCAATTTACGCCTAATATAGTTCTTGCATCATCTCCAAAGAGAGGGTCTTCGCTGCAAATAGTTTGACCGTTAACAGGTAAACCCCACCTAAATCTTAGTCTAAAAAATACATCTTTGTGAATGGCCATAAATCCGCAGGTAAAATAGTCAGCCCTTTGCCATCCATTTAATTCTTCGTGAGTAAAAAACATATAAGTCGCACCAGAATGAACTCCCCGACCTTTTACTATTCCCGATTTTAACTTATATAAGTTATTGTCAAATAGTTTAGTCTTAGTGTCGGAAGGAATAACTACATCGCTATCTACGAATAGAATATAGTCAAATCCGCCTTGTTGGGCAAAATCTAAGCACATATTACGAGCTATGCAAATAGGAGTTAATCTGGCACTTTGGTCTTGGTCAAATTTTCGCTCATTCTTGCCTGCTCCGTTAAATATCCATTCTTGGGTATAATCTACATCTAAATCGCTTGGAATATTACCTTCGTAGTTTAGGAGTATCTGTTCAAAACCTGCCGCTCTAATCGCTTCTAAACACTTTTTAAGCGAATAGGCTTTAAAATCTGTGCAAATTACTGCTGCTAATATCTTCATACTTAATAGATAAATGTTCCTCCAAATGTACCATCGCTTGAGTCGGCAAAAATTACTTCTTTAGTTCTGTTGTTAAACACTCTAAAGACTACCTTAGTTCCTGTTGCCTCAATTATGTACTTAATCTTGTCGTTTGGTTTTAGCAGATAACTTGAGCCTATTATCATCTTTTGGTCGTTTAGAGTTACCATTTTAACTCCACTTTTGCCTGATGTTTCCCAACGTACATTTATATCTTCTTTGAATGTGCTTGGGGTTGGGGTTGGGGTTGGTTCTTTTGGTTTTGAGCAGCCTAACAAGACTACTGCAAAAAGTATGCTTAGTTTATTCATTTTGTTTGAATCATTTAAAATACCTTATAGGGTACAATTATAGTTAATAAGCGCTTTATCATACCACTTAGGGTATAAAGTAAACTATTCTCCAATCTTAGCCGCTTTTATCAAAACCTCCTCCAGAATCTTCTTTACTGATTTATCTTGCTCAATAGCTTTAAGTTGGTAAAACTTGACTACTTCAGTTGGTAGGTCGAGTGCTTTTCTTTTTGTGTTTGTCATAATGCAACAAAATTATAATAATATTCTTAATAAGAAAATACTTTTTAAAAACTATCTATCCCCTCCAAATCCTTTACTCTCTTTTCGGCTGATTCTAAACGAGTTGCGAGTTCTAAAATATTTTTGTTCAACTCCAGATTTCTTGCCTTAGTTGCCATTTCTGATAGATATAGTTGCCCGATGTGCTGATGAACGGACACTAAATCTGTAAGAATCTTCTCGGCTTTTTCTTTTCTTTCTCCGGTAGCTTGCTCTGCGCTATTGTGTAGAGTAGTGATGACGTTTCCTAACTTACCTACTATATGTAAGGTCTTAGCTTCTTTTTGCTCGTCAAAGGTCATCTGTGCCTTGAGAAGATATAGCTGCATAAAGGTTTTTTCGTATGCTTTTTTGTAGTTCATTAGATTTTATTTTCTTTATTTAGTAAAATTAATCTGTAATCGTTCATTTTTTTACCTCTTGCAAATTGAGTTATAATGCCAGTGTCTTTATGTTTTCTCCATAATGAAGCATCTGTTTTACCCTCAACAGGCTCTACCCATTCTTGTTCAAACATTTGAGGAACTAAGTATTTTCTCCAAACGTTTATTTTTCTCATTCTCCTTACACCTCCATCTTTTACTGCAATACATTTATAGCCCATTTCCTCCCAAAACTTATTGGCTTCTAAGTCAAATCCGCATCTTAAAGTTACGCTATTTGAAAAACTATCTTTTGCATAACTCTCAAGAGCAACCACTAACATAGCACCATATAACTTTCTTCTTGCATCATATTCAATACAAACTTGATGGCATTTAACATCCCCACCACCTGCACCAACATAAATATAACCACAAGGCTGCCCATTTAGCAAACCTAAAAATAATCGGCCATTATTTAATTCTCTTTCAAATACTTGTTTAGGGTAAAATGATAGAGCCTCCGCATTTTTCTTTTGTAGGCTATCAATAAATAACAACATTTGAGGATGTTCTTTTACTACTATAAAATCTTGCATTTTATTTTTTGTTTAATTTCTTTTGGCATAAACTGCAAACACTACCTAATACTTGAGAGTAATCACTTGATTTATCAAATTTATCCATAAAGAATTTTTGATTAGCTTTTTTACATAATGATACCCCATCCTTGTAGTAATGCGTTGCTTTTTTGCTGGTTATATCTATTGACCAGCCTTCTTTGTTTTTGTCCATATTTTAAAATGGTGTTTTAGTTTCACTTGCAAATCCTATAAATTCTCCTGCTTCTCTTAGCTTTTTTCCTTCTCCTGCATAGCAGATTTTACTCTCTAAGGTTTCTCTGTATCGAGATTTTCTCCAATCAAATTCTAAAAATCCAATCAAAGGTTTAGCCTTTCCGATTGTATCGGGTTTGATTTTAGAGAAGTAAACGTCTGTATCGTTTTTCTCTTTATCTGGCCAATCTACCGAGCAAATAACTTTTCCATTTCTGTACCAACTTGCCCCACCGCTTATATCGTTTGCATCTGGTATTCGTCTTTTCTTGGTGTCCTTGTCAAACTCTACGTTCTTAGGGTGTGCTATTGTCATAAAGTGCCTTTGCTTTAATTCGGCTAATTCGTTTCGGTAACTTAAGACATAATCCAAATATTGGTCTTCTCTACCTTGTATATCGTGATAGAGGTTCTTCCAACTATCAATAAAGCAAGTGTTAACAATTCCGTTTTTATCTTCATACTCGCAAGTAAAGTTCCAAAGGTCAATAGGAGATAGTGGTTTTTTAGCATCTTCTTTTCCTGCAATCAAAAAATAAGTATCAATCCAAGCCGTTGCGTTTATCAAATCTAAGTCAGTAATTGAGTTCTCATATCCCCTAAAACTTCTACGATAATACTTTACTATTAGCTTTCTTCTAATCTCGTTATAGCTTCCAATATCAGGTGCGTAAAGTAGGTGTCTTAATCCAAATACCTCTGATTGATAGAATAGTATTTCAAGTCCAAACTCGGTTTTTCCACTTCCTGGCGTTCCTGTGATATCGGTTACGCCATCCAAAGCAAACTGAAATACGCCATTTAAGCACTCAAATCCTGCGTAATTCATTCCCGCACCGCCTGTCTTATGGAATACTTCAAAGTCTTTGCGTTTAGCGTTGTAATCAATTATTTTTACATTCATTAAAAACCCCTTTCTTTAAATTGTCTAATCTTACGCTCGGTTTCCGTTTCTTCGATATGGATGTTAAACTTTAATTTACCTTGAAGTTCATCTTTACTTGCCCATCCTTGAATAGCTTTTGCCCAATTGACATATTTGTTACCTTCTTCTGAATATCTTTCGGCTGCCTCGTAATAGTGTTTAAGTTTTTCTTTACTCCAATCTGGGAATGAGTTTTTAAATTCGTTTTTATCAAAGATTAAAGATTTATCAAAAGAGATTTTTACGGGTGTATTTACTTTCTTTTCCTTTCCTTTCCTTTCCTTTATAGCATTGCTATCGCATTGCGTTTGTAATGCGTTCGCATTGCGTTCGCTTAAGTTCCATCTATTAAACGCTGATTGTCTGGCTTTATCACTTTTACTATTTCTTTCATTAAGTCTTCTTTGAACAGATAAAGAGCCAAAAAAACCACTATCAAAAGTAAATAATTCGTAATCATTTATAATTGAAATTAAAACATCTTCATTGCACTTTAAATCAAACGCTATGCACTCGTAATCCGTTGGCAATGCGTTCGCATTATTATACAAATCTTCTATTAAAGCCCAATATAAACCATAACCTAAAAATCCGTGTTTTGATATTAATTTTTTAATCTTAATATCGTTTCTTGCATTATAATCGTGTGAGAAGTAAAAAGTATCTTTTGCCATAATTAATACCCCTCATTAAAAAGAATTTTACCAATAGCATAAAACCTTGCACTTGTACTCATTGACCTAAGATAAGACCCGAAATCATTTAATTCTAACTTAGTCTTTGCTACATTATGCCAATGCTTACCTAAGCCAAAAAATACATTACTATAACAACTTTCTATATTGTTATTAGTAAATGTTTGTTCAATAAATGTTTTAACGCCTCTACTATCTAAATTATTTAATAGTTCAATAGATGCCAAAATAAATTGCCTGCTATTTTCATAAGCAGAATATTTTGTTATTAATTTTTCAATGGTTTCTTGTTCCATATAGATTAAAAAAAGCAGTAAGCCGTTCGGGGTGCATCCCTACTAAGCTACTGCTTTGAATGTTTTTTTAACTAAATTGGTAATGCACTACCAAATAAACTGATACAAAAATACTACTTTAACCCAAACTTTTCTAAAGAGTTTTTCACATTTTTATCTTTTACAATCTTGTACTCAAAGTACCTCACTCGCTTACCAAACTTAGATTCAGTTACCTTCTCTCTGTGAAGGATGTTAAAGTGTTCTCTTAACTCTCCTACTCTGGTTGAAAGTTTAATTGTACCAGCGTGCTTAAATGCGCTGATAGGGTCAGTCCATCCCTCTAATAAAAGTAGGATGATTTGTTGTTTTTGTGATGTTGCTTTCATATTGTATAAATATTTAATTGGTTGTTAAATTTAGCTCTTAGTTCAATTCTTTTTTCTGTTGAGTAAACTTCTTGCTTTGGCATTGATTTGTTTATGAGTTTGGCTACTCGGATAAAATCTCTTAGTTCATCTCTACTCCAATTTAAACCACGATACATAGTCGGGAGGTCGTGCAGTAAGTTGTAAATCTCTTCGCCATAAATCTTCTCAATCCCTTGTCCATACTTGCTTAGATTGCCGTTTTGAAAACGATTACAGTACTTGCATTGACTTGATAAGTTCCAAAGATGGAAGGTACATTCACTTGCGCTATTCTTGCTTTTGTGCCAGAAATGACCCGCTTCCATGTGCTGCTTAAGTACTCCGCAACTGATACAAGGCTGACCATAATCAATCGCTCTGATTAACTTGTTTATCTCGGTCTGGAGTTTGTGTCTTAAATCTGATGTAGTTTCCCTTGCTTCTTCCAAAATTGCGTTGTTTTTAGCTTGTGCTTTGGCTTTTAGTTGCATAACCAACTCATAACTACATCCAACCGAACAGACTTGCTGAAGAGGTCTTTTAGGCTCAAACGGCTTAGCGCATACTTTACACGATTTCTTTTTGCGTGGCATATTAAAATAGGGTTACTTGTTTTTCTTCTTTAAATCTTGAATTAGCCTCTTTTAAATTTAAAATAGCTTGCTTATAGTAACTATCTTTTAATTCAATTCCTATCGCTTTTCGGCCTAAAGAAATAGGGCTAAAAACCTCACTCCCTACACCCATAAACGGAGTTAAAACAACTTCATCAGGATTAGAGTATAACTCCACCAATCTATCAATTACATCTAATTGTAGCGGATGCACGTGCTTTTCGTCATCCTCTTCTTTTGAATCTCTAAAAGGTAGAACATTGTCAATTCTAATGTCATCCCAAACGCTCGAGGCGTAACGCTGCCAGATATAATGATTTAACTTTGTGATTTTGTCAGATTCATTAATCTTGTTAAGGTGTTCCCAAAGTTGTTCTTCATTTAAATTAGCTTCGTTTGCATTGTTCCAGGCTCTTAAAATGTTTGGCAAAATTGGTGTTTCTCCTGCATAGGTGTTAATACCAAAAGGATGTATAACTGGCACTTGGTTATCGCCTTTTTTTGTAAACACTAAGACGTAATCAGGCATTGCGGTAAAACACTTTGTAGAATCTTCTACTATAAATTTGTGCATTAACGATTGAACCATTGTACGCATACGAACTTTTAAAGGTTCTTTCCATATTGTAATTCTGTTTCTATATTCAAATCCGTGCCTTTCGTGTATTTTAATAATTTCATTAGGGAAATCCCACAATCTACAAGTATTGTCAAATACATCCGTGCAATGTACGGCAGTAATTCTACCGGCTTTTGTTACCCTTGAAATCTCTTTTACTAAATATTCGTATTGAACTAAAAATTGTTCTTTGCTTTCACAATTACTAAAATCATGTTCACTAGAGCTGTAATTATACAATCCTGCAAATGGAGGTGAATAAATAGAAAGGTCAATGCTTTCATTTGGGATAGTTGGCATTACTAACATACAATCTGAATTATAAATTGAGTATCTGTCAGTATGTAATTGGTCTTTTACGTTGTTTTCCATGTTATAAAAATTTTGGTGTTAAAATTGGTTTGTTAAATTCTTTTGTTATGTTTTTAAATGAGTTGTTTACGTTTTCTGTCAATGATTTGTGCAGTTGGATTGCCTTTTCTGTTTTTTGTTCTAAAGCTTCTATAACCCTTGTTTGACCGTCAGATATAACCATGTCAATAGTTACATCATTTTTTTGTCCAAATCTCCAAAACCTTCTTATAGCTTGGTAGTATTGTTCATAACTCCATGTAGGGAAGAAAACCGAATGATTACAATGTTGCCAATTTAATCCCATACCCGTCATTTTAGCTTTAGTTATTAACCTTTTTATTTCTCCATTGGCAAAGGCTAAAAGTATTTCTTCTTTTTTCTCAATAGATTGACTGCCTATTATTTCAATAGCTTCTTTATCCATTGACTTGAGTAGGGCGCTTTCATTGTTAGTATTGCACCAATAAACAGATAACTTACCATTAGACAATTCTACGGCCTTTTCGCACCTTTTTAACTCGGTTTGCTTTTGCTCATGTCTAACTTCGGTCATTGATTTGGCAATAGGTGTAAACATTTGAACTTGGCCGTCAATAGTTATAAGGCTTTGGTTTTGCACCTTGTGCTTATTTACAACTAAATTAGGGAGATTGTATCTATCATTTGAAAACCCTAAATCACTTGGCATTTTTACCATAATAGCCCATTGATTAACCCAAGCAAAAAAGTCTTTTTCTCCGTGAGGTTTTAAGTAAAACTTTTCGCCAATGTTTCTATTATTAGAATCTACGCTATTTTGATTGTTCTTAAAAAACTTGGTAAGCATATCCATATAGCCCATATAGCCCAAAGCCTCGCTACTTGTTCCTAATTCAATAAAATCATTCGGGGATGGGGTTGCTGTGCTTAAATATCTATAAGGAATCTTTTTTACAAAAGAGTTTACTTGGTTTTTTATTTTGCCGTCAAAATTCTTAAGTATTGAACTTTCATCCAAAATAACCCCTTCAAAATCTTGTGAGTTAAAATAGTGTAAACGCTCATAATTACATATAACTATTTTTTTGGTATGCTTTCCGTCTTTAGAGTATTCTATATCGTCAATTCCAAGTTTATCAGCTTCTAATATAAATTGAAAGGCAACAGCTAAAGGAGTTAATATCAATACTTTTTTATTAGTATGCTGAATGATGTTTTTTGCTATTGCCAATTGAATTAAAGTTTTACCCAACCCAGTATCGGCAAATATTGCCATTCTGCCCTTTTTGATAGCTTTCTCAATTATATGATTTTGAAAGTCAAAAGCTATATTAGGGAAATAATTTGGCTCAAATCCAAACTCCCCTAGCAAGTGTCTTTTGCTTTGTAAAAATTCTTGGTATGTCATTGTTGTTGTATTGTGTTAAGGTACTTGTCAAATCTTTGTTTAGTGCTAATAGTCCTTGCATCGTTAACTTGAAGTAAATCGGCTATTTTATTCTTAGCGTGAATTACGGTTGAATGGTCGCGGCTTCCGAACTTGCGACTTATGGCAAGTAAACTAAACCAGCCTTTGTCAGCAAGTAAGTACATCATATAGTGCCTAACTGCTATTATATCGGCTTTTCTATTCGCACTTTCAAGTTGATGTCTGGTAAGTCCAAACTCCATAAGAGCAATGTCAAATAACTCATTTACATAGTCGGTGTCTACGGTTTCACTCTTCCAGATTCTAAGTTCTTCTTTGAAGTTTATCGAATACTTAGCGCTTAGCCATTCGATAAATGCTTTCTTTTGCGTTGTCATTGTTTTTATTCGTTTATTTGTCAAGCTATAAACTTACTTTTTTATGAATAAGTAAATCTATAACTTGCCAAAATAAATTAATTATCCTAAAACTACCTTCCAAACATTAACCGAATTAAACCACTTGCCGTTGAACTCACGGCTCTGCAGATTTATTGATGCGGTTATTGAATCGCCTTGCTTAAGGTTTTGGAGGGTCTGAATTAACTCCGATTTACTTGCGCTTAGTGCTAACTTTTTTTGGTAATTGCCTTCGCTAAACTCAATTACAATAGTGAGTTTTTGCCAATCCTTGCCCGCTTTTGTGATTCCTTGTTCTAAAGGTAGAATTGCTACCACTTGTCCTTTAACATCCATTATAATATATTTTTAAGTTTGTTCATTAATTCAGTTGCAATTTCTACTTTTTCGAGAATAGAGTCTATACGCTCTTGGTTGCGTTCAATTACAACAATGTGTATTTGTCTACTCTTAAGTTTAAATCGTGGGTCAAACGATAAGAAATAGCACTTATCACGCTCACACAAGTACATATTAGCCTGCATCTGGTCGTAATACTTTGGAAGTTGGTCAGCAAAGTTAGAACGATTTACAAACGCCTTGTAGTATAGATGAGTGTCCGAGTTTGGACATTTGATTTCTGCGATTGCGTCGGGAAGAATAAGGTCTGGAGTGCCTCCTAATTTTCCGTCAGAAAACAAAACCGTTCCACCTTCACTCGTGTAAATTACTTCATCACTTTGTGGGTCTAATCCAAGCATCTCACATAGTCTAAGTGCCGCACTTGGTTCGTTATCCTTGCCGTGCTGCATCTCTGCACTATAAAACTGAATTTTTGGAGAATCAAATTGTGCGGCTATTTTCTCCATAATGTATGTGATACTGCCCTCACTTAATAATTTACCAGCCTCCTTAGCTTTCTTTGTTGGTTCAGCCATTAGTCTATTCACTTCGCTTGAAGTAAATAAGCCTGTTCGCCAATTTAGCCAATCTGTTTCTGTTTCAAATACGTATCTTTTTATCATTGTAGTTTCTCCTTGTTGTTGCCGAATTTAGATAAATTAGTGTCTGCTTGGTATGGTTGAACATCCTTGCGGTTTAGGTTTGCACCGAAAATAGAACCGAAATGGTCGGCTGCATCTTTTACGGCTAAGGTCTTAGCGATTGGAAAAGCCATTGCTAAAGCACCATTATTAATGTTTTGAAGGTCGGCAGGGGATGTATCCTTCTTAGTCTGGAGTTGTGCTGCACCGATTCCGTCTGCTTGCATCTCTTCGCCCGTTGTAGGGTTCTTTACGGTTATTCTTACCGTTACCCAAACTCCATTAAATGCCGTTCCTTGCCCTGTTATCTCAAGTTTATAAGTCTTAAAGATACGTTTAAGGAGTAGTTCTACCTTGTCAATAGGTAGGTAGTTGTAGCCTCTAATATAAGGATGCTCTTTTACCCACTTTGCAGGAGGAGGAGTGTTTAAAATTAGGTTTAGTTGGTCGTTCTTGTAGGCTTCCTCGACATCTAATGTCAAGTCTGCCAAAGTTAGTTGTGTATTTTCGCTCATAATTGATAATCCTCGTTGTTATTAAGTTGGTCAGGCTCGGTCAAACCGATAGCCCCAAGTGAGTAGGTAGCGTTGATTCGTTTAAGTCTTACAATCTCTCTGTCGGTCATCTTAATTTGTTCCTCTAAGGCTGCGATTAAGGCAAGGTTGTCGAGTCTTTCTTTGATGAAGTCCTTTGAGTACGAGTTATCCGCAAATAATTCGGATAGTTCTGCGATTAGTTTATCTGTTGTTGTCATTGTAAGTTATTTGAATTGTTGTAACGTAATTTGAATAACCAGAATAGTGTTTCATTGCCAGCTCTTTTGATGGGTAAACACTACTACCTAAAGCACCATCAAAAACATTAACCCATCCTTCTAAAGTCTTATCTTCTACTTCAAGCATAAGGATACATTGTGAATTGCGTTGAATATTTAAAAAAGCACCATCGATTGTCCAAAATTCAATATAGTTTTCTAAAACTCCAACCAAAGGATAGGTAGCTTGTGTTGCACTTTCAAAGTAAGTAAGTTCTGAAACCTCTTTTCCTGACTTAGTTACCACTTTGCAATCTCCTTTTTGCCACCTTTCTAAGTCGAAAGGGATTAATTTAGTTTTGTTCATATTAAAATTTATTAAGTTTTTCGTAATAATCTCTCGGTTGAGGTTCTGGCTTTGGGATTCTGTTTTTCCCTTCGTCTAAGAACATTTGCCAAAATCTGTTTGCTATTTCATCACATTCGGCATGTCTTAGCCTTTCGATAAAGTGAGCCACGTCATTTAGCGAGTTGGCTGATTCGTATTTTGCCAAAGCCCATTCTTCAACGATTTGTTCTAAAAATATGTTCATAGTCTTAGTTATTTAAGGCGATGGTGTAACGTTTGTTAAGTTCCTTAGTAGTAGCTTGAATAAGTCGGTTACATTGCCAAACTTTAGAGATGTTTTTGTCATCCATAGCAATCTGTCTAAGGCGTTGTAGCTTTTCAAATCTTGCAATCAATTGCTCGGTTGACCTTTGCTCGGCAATGTGCTCGGCAAATAGTAAGTTAATTAATCTTCTCATTTCTTTGCCTCCTTTGCTAACTTTTCTTTGATTGCTTGGTTTACAAAGTCGCTGATTGAAGTGTAAGTTACTTTGTTTTTGACTCTTGCATTAGCTAAGAGTAGTTGAATTTCTGCGCCTACATTTACATCTACCATAAATGTTTGGGCTTTTGTCTTGTGAATTGTCATTGTTATTAGTTGGTTTTAATTTCTTCAAAAGTGATTGATTCTCCATCCTCATCTTCAATCCAAGAATGAAGTTTAGCCTTGTCTTTTTTACCTAATCTATTAAAGGCATCATTGAAATCTTTTGCTTTAATTTTAAAGCATCCTAAGCCAAACTGAGTTGTTTGCCAAATTGTAAAAATCTTTAGTGTTGTCATTGTTAT